CCAAAACATAAAGAGTCATCTTTATCTATCTTTAAACCTAGTTTTATTGCTTCATCTTCACTAAATACAACTTTTGAATATTTAGTAAAATAACCTGTATCTATAAGATGGTCATAACGTCCACCATATGAAGCTACCATATAAAAATTATTTGGAAGTAATACTTCTAAGAAAAAATTAAGACTCTTACTATAACAATAGAATTTAAGATCTTTATTCAACTTAGCTACATTTAACCAGGCCTTAAGATAGATAATATTAAAAAAGTCTCCTGACTCATGAATTCTAACCTTAGTAATATTTTTTCTATTAGCTTGAATAGATCGATTAATTAAATCAGTTAATCCTTTTAAATCATTCTTTAAAACATAACCATTAATTAAATTAAAATTATATCTTCTACTTTTATAAACATTAGGATAACGTAATTCTTCACTAGCGGCAAAACAAGTAAAGATAGTTTCATCACCTCTGTTTAATACTCTCTTATTACCTTTCAAAATAACCCACGCTTTACAATTGTTACTTCCAGGACAGGTTAAACCCGCTGGTAGGGATAGAATTAAAGTATCTTTAGATAACTTTTTATTTCCCTTACTAAATTTAAGTAAGTTCATTTTTTTAATTAAATAAGTTTAAATTTAAAAAAGAAGTTTTTACACTTCTTTTATTTATTTTAACATATATTTGATATATGTTAATGTCATTTATAATTAAATATCTCCTATGTTTTGTAGTTTTAAAGACTCATTTAGAAATTCATTACATAACTTAATTTCTTCTTCAGTATCGGCCTTTAAGTTTTCATTTTCATTTTTCCAGGAAGAATCAATTTTTCTTTCTTCCAATAGTGTTAATCGATCATTAACAATACCATCGATAAAATTTAATAATTTTGAATTCATAATTAATTAAATAAAGTGTTTACGGCCTTTAACCTTAAACGCCTTTAACGGCCTTTAAAGCATTTCGCCTTTAATAGGTTTTTGCCTTTAATAGACATTTACCAAAAACCAGGTTTCATATAGTTTTTTAAAAACTACAGTTAAACCAGATTATTTGAAACTAAAATAAAATAGCTTCATAAAAGGTTTTTTAATAACCCTTTAAGTAACTATTATTATTTTTTTTTATTCTTGATACATTTTATAAACTGATTTCTCCCAAACTTTTATAAATCTTTTTAACCATAAATTATTATTTTCATTATCTTCAAAATAATAATCCTCTGCACAAGTTCTCTCATTTATGGGAACTTTATTTTTATGGTAGAAATTTTCTAAGATTTTATTTAATAGATTTGTATGATGATATTTCATTTTTCAATTTCCTTTATTTTCTTAATTACTTCTTCTACACTTTCACATATAATTAATTCTTCACAACTAGCCATAATATTTTTTCTTATAACATAAGTTGCAAAGTCTTCTTTATCTTCATCATGTATTTTTGAGTTAGGTAGAAAAACTGTCATACAATCTTCTTTACTAGTATTTAAAGAAATACTTGCTACTAAATCATTCCCATAGCATGAGTCATACCATTCTGAACTTAAACTATCTAATAGTTTTTTCATTAATGGTTTATATAATTTTGGATTATGGTGTTTATATTCTCTATTCATTGTTTTAATTCTCCTTTTTCATCATAAAATTCATCGGTTATATCTTCCAATTCACAACCGCTTTTACTTTCATATATTGGTTCAAAACTGTTTCTTTCTTCTAAAGTTTCTTTTATTCCCTTTAATCCTATTGGTGTTTCTTCCAATAATTGCAAGTACTCATGAACTATATCAAATAAATAATCTGTATCTTTTTCGCATTCTTGCATTATTCTATTAGCAATATTATTTGTTTCACTTGCATATCCATTATATAAATTAAATATTTCTCCATTACACCACTTATATAATTCTTTCTCTATTGGTTCTATTTCTTTATTCTCATAAATAGTTCTTTCTAATCCAACTGTAAATAATCCATTATTTAAAATTTCTAAATATCCACCATATTTATATATTCTTATCGTTTTAGTATCTTCAAATAACATTTCTTGAGATACTCCCCACTTATCAGAAATTTCTTGTGTTAAGTCTTTTTTTTCAATTTGAAAAAAGTCTTCTTTCCATTCTTGAAAAGATACATAAGTGTTTTTAGTTTTCATTTTTCTATCTCTCCAAAACTTGTTAATTCTTTTTTAGCTACATTTTCAATATCAATAATTCCTATATCAATACACCATTTAAACAATTCTTTTTTATAGTGTTTAATTTTTTCTTCATCCTTACCTATATAATCTTGATCTCCCTTTAAATATGCATTTACAAAATAGTGATTCCCATTTTCTAAAATCTCATACCATCCACCATAATGAAAAACTCTTACATATTTTGTTTTTCCATCTTCTGTATCTTGACTCCAAGAAACTGTCTCTACTCCTACTCCCATTGATTCCAATAAATCAAAGTTCGGTTTAATAAAGGGAACATCATAATATTTAGATTCCCATTTTTCAAAAGTAATCTTTTTCATAGGTTTAATTAAATAAGTTTTTAAAGTAAATAATCTCTATCAATAGAATCTTTTAATTCTTCTAATTGAGATTGTGGTAGAAATTGAATAATTGATTTAATGATTTGATCACTATTAAATTTTTCTTTTAATAAATCAATATCATTTAAAATCTCAATTCTTAAATCTTGAGTGTTCATAAATTTAAATTAAATAATTTTGAATAAAAAAAACTAACTCAATTAAGAGTTAGTTATAGGATGATTGATAGATTCTTTTTTTAATAAGTCATATTCAGATATTGAAAATAATTTATCAAATAAAGTTTCGTAAAATTCTTTTTTCTTAGATTCACTATTAATAATGAAGTCTGTACTTGAATGAATAGCACATACTATAGTGTTGTATTCTTTGTAAGATAAAAACTTTTTCATGATTAGATTTGATTTAATAATGTTTGGACTTGATTAGTTCTATCTTCTAATCTTGTCTTAAGTGTGTTTGTAATTGTTAATCCTTGCCAAAGAAGAATTAAAAAACAACTTAGAAAAATAATTGTTCTTGTCATAATTACTTACCCTTAGCAATAAACAATTTGACTTGAGATTGTCCATTGTAGAAGGCATCTTTATGACCAACTAGCTTATAGCCATTAGGCATTTGTGAGAGCCATTTTAAAAAGTCTTGGTTCATGTTGAATTAGATAATTTAATGGTGTTTAGTTTGTGTAGCTCTGTAAGGCTTGAAACTCTATGATCTACCTTATGATATGGGTAGATATTTAAGAGCGATTAGAAACGCTTAGAGAGTACACCAAGAAAGGAAAATAAATATACTTTCCCCTTTCCCCATATTAACATGTTGATATATTAATATGTCAAGTATGTATAAAATTAAATATATAGGGGTGGGGTTCAGAATTTTTTTTTATTTTTAGGGTGCGTGGGTAACTTAAATATATTCTGATTAATTTTTTGACTCTACACGGATAGAAAGTTCTGGAGCTTGGATATTTACTGTTTCTACGGATTCTCCTACTACTTTGCCTAGTGAGTCTAGTATTTGTGCTGCTGTTTGGAGTTGACCTTTAGATATGGCTTTGTTGAATAGACGCATACGCATAGCTTGTAGGCGTGGGATCATTTTATCTCTTTCTTTAAGCCAATCTTGATCATTCCATTCTTTAACTTTATTCCAATCATTCCAGCCTGTTGTTTCAGATATATTTTCTCTTTGAGAATGTTCTATTACTAATTGTCTAGTTGTTTTACCTTCTAGCTGTCTGGAATAAAGTCTTTGACATCTAGCTTCTATTACGGCTCTTGAGTTAGTCCCGCCTGTATATTTTTGAACTCTAGGTTTACGTTGAGGAGCTGGGAGGTCGTAGTTTAGATTATTTATAAAAGATTCAGCCACGATAGAGGTTGTGATGGGGGTTATTATTTCGATAATAGCCTTAAAAGTATAAAATGCGAAAGAAAATGAGTAATATTATGAAAAAAAGGGTTATATGAGTCTTAATGAAGTCAGTTTAAGGTATGCACAGGGGGAGGTGTTTAATAGTGAGAAAAGATTTAGGCTGTTGGTTGCTGGAAGAAGGTTTGGGAAGTCATATTTATCCTGTATCGAGTTGCTTAGAGGAGCAATCAATAGACCTGGAGAGGTTTATTTCTATTGTGCACCTACTTATAGGATGGCAAAGGATATTGCATGGAAGGAATTGAAGAGATTAACTCCTAAGACTTGGATTCAGGCAAAAAATGAGACAGATTTAAGGATTGATTTGATAAATGGGTCGAGTATTGAATTGAAGGGTACTGAAAATGCTATGGCATTGAGGGGTAGAAGTTTAGCTGGTGTTGTATTGGATGAAGCTGCGTTTATGGAGCGAGATGTGTGGGCGGAAGTTATTAGACCTGCGTTGGCTGATAAACAGGGTTGGGCTTTGTTTATTAGTACTCCTGATGGAACTGCGAGTTGGTTTTATGATATGTGGTGTTTTTGTGGGGAACAGGAGTGGGATGATTGGCAGAGGTGGAGTTTTACTACGATTGAAGGGGGTAATGTTAAGGCTGAAGAGGTAGAAGCAGCTAGGGGTCAATTAGACCCAA